GGACCTATTAAACCTGGTCAGCTTACCCAACTTGATTTAGCCGATCCTTTGACATATGAGTCAATTGTCCATATGCCTCCCCCACTTCCACTAGATAAGTTGATTGTACTTAACGAAATCCAGCAAAAGATGAATATGCAGCTTGAAAGCCGTGAAGGTGCTCTTCGTCAGCTTGGTGAAGAATTCCCAGACGAAAAGCTTGCAGAAATTCGTGCAGAGCTTATTGCAGATGCAAAGGCTGACGGAGCTATTGCTCTTGTTAAGCAACAGATAAATTCAGCAATCACATCACTTACTGGTATGATGCCGGATGGAACTCTTCCTCCAGGTGCAGAACCTGGCGATGGTACTGGCCCTGGACCTACAGGACAACCTGGTGTTATCAGCCCAATGGAAGAAGCAACAATTACAGAACTTCAGCAAGAGATGGTTGTAAAAGCATACGGTACTCAAACTCCTAGACAGAGTGCGAATACACAGACTGATACACCTAACTCTGAAGAAAACCAATGATTTAGCCAGACAAATCACTAATAATTTGTCAGGCTATATACCAAACTAACCCGCAGGTCATCGTGGCATTAAATCGGACAACGACCTCTTAACCTAAAGGAATACGCATGTCAGAAACAACATCACCTGTTGTTGATAGTGCAGTGGCTCAAGAAGCATTTGCTTCTGAAGTTGCAGGCACAACATCACCAGCACAGCAAGAAGCAGTACCAACTATTGCAGATGCAAAAGCTGGGTACACAGAAGTAGATCTTCAACGAGTTCGTGAACAAGAGAAGTCAAAGCTTTATCCTCAAATTGATTCACTAAAAGAAGAAATTAATCTACTTAAGAAAGACCGTGAAGCGCAGCTTGCAGAAGCTAATCGCATCGCAAAAGAGAAAGAAGAAGAAGCCCGTAAGAAGGCAGAATCTGAAATGGATGTTCGTTCACTTCTTGAAAAGAAAGAACAAGAATGGGCAGCCCAGCTCGAAGAAATTCGTCAAGAAGGTGCTCGTAAAGATGCACTTCTAGAACGTGAGCGTCAGTATGCTGAACTTACAGCTTATCGTAATCGTCGCCTTGCTGAAGAGCAAGAAAATATTATGCCTGAGCTTGTAGATCTAATCTCAGGAAATAGCGCAGACGAAATTGAACAGAGTATTACCGGACTTAGAGAACGTTCGTCTAAGATCTTGGAATCGGCGCAGCAAGCTATGCAGAATGCTCGTCGTGACATGAAGGGCACAAGTACTACTTTGCCCCCAACTATGGAAAACAATTCGGGTCAACAACAGTTCACAGCGGATCAAATTGCCGCAATGTCGGTTACTGAATACGCAAAATACAGAGATCGTTTGTTCCCAGGAGCAAACAATCAAAACAAGGGAATCTTCGGGTAAGCAATTACCTTTTAAAACCAACCTAACATATATGAATAAGGAGTAACACCGACATGGCATCAGCCGTAACAGGTACCGGCAATTTAGCCGCAGCACCTACAGCGTATTCTGGTTCTAACAGCCAGCTTACACAAGCAATTCAGACCATCTGGTCTAAGGAAATTCTATTCCAGTCAATGCCTATCCTTCGCTTCGAACAGTTCGCTGTTAAGAAGACAGAACTAGGCGTCGCACCTGGTCTCCAGATCAACTTCATGCGCTACAACAACCTAGGCTTCGCAGCTCCATTGGTTGAAGGCGTACGTATGTCAACAAACGCATTGACAGCACAACAGTTCTCAATCACTGTTGCTGAGCACGGATACGCAATTGCAGTATCAGAGCTCCTACTTAACGCATCATTCGATGACGTTATGGCATCAGCATCACGTCTTCTTGGACGTAACATGGCTCTCTACCTTGATGGCCAGGCTCGTGACACACTTATGGCTGCTTCTTCAGTCATCTACGGTGAAGATCGCTCAAACCTATCAGCAGTTAACAACTGGTATGCAGACGGTACAAAGGGCACATCACGTGCTTCAATGACTGGTGCATTTAACCTATCACCAAAGACTGTTAAGGATGCAGTAGAAACACTTGCTACCAAGAACATCCCTCGCCTTGGTGAGACCTACGTTGCATTCGTGCACCCACACCAGAGCCGTAAGCTCCGTGACAATCCAGAATTTATTGAAGTCACAAAGTACGCTGCTCCAGGAAACTTCATGCTTGGTGAAATCGGTCGTTTGTACGACACAGTATTCATCGAGACAACTCAAATCCAGAAGGTAGTAAATGGTGCTGGTGCAAACTACACCACAGATACAGCTGTTGATCCAGCTTCTATCGTTTACCCAACTGGTGGAGGATACACAACTCCTTCAACAAAGACAGGTAACGGATCTAACGACCGCTACTCAGCTATCTTTATTGGAGACAACGCATTCGGTCACGCTATCTCACTTCCAGTTGAGCTTCGTGACGGCGGTATTCTTGACTTCGGTCGTGAGCACGCTCTTGCATGGTACGCAATCTACGGTCTTGGTCTAATCACTGATCAATCTGTAGTTATCGCAGAAACCAACTAATTTAATAGGGGGCGGGGTAAAACCCGCCCCCACCCTAAAAAACTAACTAACAGGAGAACACACATCGTGGCAAAAGCAAAAGTTACTGACGTTACAGGACGTCAAAGAGAAGAACAAATTAAGGCCAACGCAGAAGCTCTAGCAGCTCGTGCAGGCGAAATGTCTATGGCAACAGCGGCAAAAGAATACCGCAACGCTACAGAGGTTGTGGATATGACCACACCTGAAGCACCAACGGTAATTGATGAGATTGAAGATCTCGGCGTAAGCCTCGCAGACGACTCAGTTGTCGTACGTGTTGCAGAAGACATTGAAATGATGACAATAGGAGCAGGCAACCACTACTCTTTCCAAGCGGGCAAGAAGTACAAGGTTACACAGGTTGTAGCAAACCATCTCAAAGAAAAAGGTTACTTGTACGACCGTCTTTAATTCGTACGAGGTCTAATAGTCCCACTCCTACAACCGCCCTCCTGTAGGAGTGGGGCCTTTTTTATATAGATTTATTTAAGATTATGCAGGATGATTAGCATATACAGCAATCGGAGGATTTGTGGCTTCTATAAAGCAGCTCTCAGATAGATTAAGAGCAGAGATTGGCGATATCGCCAGATCCTTTACTGACACCTTTACTGGCAACGGTATTGATAGTCGCTACCAACTTTCTCAAGCCCCAATTCAAGGTTATACCCTTAAAGTATTTGTAGGCGGAGTAGACAAAAGCTCTTTTGTAACTATAGAAGAGGGTGTTGGAGTACTAACTTTTATAAACTATATTCCACCTAATAATTCTGTCATTACTATTTATGGCCAGGCATATCGTTACTTTACAGATTCTGAAATTTCTTATTATATAAACGTAGCATTTATTGAGCATTCTGCCCACACAACCGATAGCAACGGTAGCCGGGTTACACAGATTGCATTACTTCCACCAATTGATGAGTACCCATTAGTTTTGCTAGCCTCTACTATGGCCCTTTATAGTCTTGCCAATGATGCGGCATTTGATATTGATATTATTTCTCCAGATGGCGTGTCTATCCCACGTTCAGAACGATACCGTCAATTGACTGAAATGATTCAGATGCGTAAGGAGCAGTACAAAGAACTTTGTGCCATGCTTGGTGTTGGAATGTACCGAATTGAAACCATGGTGCTCCGCCGCATTAGCCGTATGACTAACAGACTTGTACCGGTTTATCGTCCTCAAGAAATTGATGACTGGTCTATCCCACAACGTGTTCGTCTTAATCTTTCGGATTATGGCGACATTACCCCTCCAGGAAATGTTATCAATAGAGATATCTCTATGTACGCTGGGGATGACTTTGACATGGAATTTCAGTTTGCCTTTGATCTATCGGCTTATACACCTAAAGGTCAAATTACTCTTTATACCCAGCAAGACTATGCCCAGGTTGGACCGGTTATCTTGGGCACCTTCAACTTTACAAAGTATTCCTACAGCAGCAATACAGTTATAGACAGTTTACGTATTACCCTTCCAGCAGCAACAACTGCTAAATTGCCGTATACTTCTTACTATGATATTCAGATGACTGCTCCAAATGGAACGGTTAAAACCTACCTAACTGGTAAGGTATTTACAGAGAAACAGGTAACCCTATGAGTGGCACTATTTGGGAACCACAGCCAGCCTATGGGATTGAAATCCCAGATATCACAACTATTGTTGAGCCGGCCTCAGTTCTTTACACAATTCAGGACGTTTCTAACAACCCGGCAGTGGCTTTTGCGTACACCCAACAGACTCCAAGCGCTACCTGGACAATT